AGATAAATGTTATTGCATCCTTTGATACGTTTGTAATCAATCAAAGCAGGATCTAAATCTGCTAATCCTTGTTCCTGGATAACGTACCCACTCGTCAAAAAGTAATCGTAAACAGGGAATCCTGACCATACAGGCAACTTTTCAGCAAGTCTTAATAATTGATTGGATGATATTGTTTGATTGGTTTCGTTTACTCTATTGCCACCACGAACAAAGTCTTTTATAAAAGTAATGTTTGTTCCATCGTTTGCGGTAATCGATATTTGTATTTTAGTAGAATTGTTAGTTGTTCCGTTTGGCGAGTCGAACAATCCTTTAACAGCCGATTGAATATTAACAAACACATTGTTGTTAATCGCATAACTAACAAACTGTGTAGTTATCTTTGCATTGGATAAGTTGGTTAGAACTATCTTAAAATACACCGCTTCAGTATCAGCATTGATGTTAAACCAAATTTCGTTATTGATTAAATAACCGTTACCATTTAGATCATGCGAAATTATCATTTAATTGCTTTTTTAATATTTTACTTATCTCTAATGAGTAGAACGTTCCAATTTGCTCTATTACGTACGCTTTACATTCAGGGCTATTTAAAACTTCTAACAAGTCAGTTCCTTCAGGATAGTACGATGTTCCTTCATTCTTTATTTTTGTAGCCACTGCAAAAGCAACGCTTAAAGCTTCTTTACCTGTTATTCCTAGCTTTGCATTTACCCAAGGTAACAATGCGCTTACGGGTGGCATCTTACCTGGTTTACGTCCGTTAACTAACCAGTAAGTATAATCAAATCCGTAAATAACCCCGTTTCCATTCTCAGCACGTCCTTCCAAAGCATTTAACCAACTACCTGTTGCATTCATTCCTAAGCTAATGAATTTAGGCTTAAGGAATTGTTCAATGACTCCGTTCATTGTTTGGATAATTACTTCATCAGGTATTTTAGGGATGTCCATTATGTTACTTGTGTAAAACTGTAATTTATTTTCCAACCGTTATAACCATCTAAATATTGGTGTACTAATGTAGCATCGCCATTAAATGCAACGTTTACATTTGTAACTCCTAATATTTCACAAGTATCCAAAATATTGTCACAACCCAAACAATCGATCAAAGGTTTGAAAACAGTTTCCCATTTACTCTCATCTATTGGATGCCCTTTAATTTCATTGTAGTTATTTATTCCTAAATCTTTGTATTGCATTACCCATAATGAAAAAGTCCAAACACAGGTTTTATTCGTGATTAAGTTTGTAGTCGTATTTCTTACTATTGATTCTCTAAACTTTAAATCGGTCAAAAAAACATGTACGCAACAATCTTCTTCATTCGTTTCGCTTTGAACTATATTAATTTGAGAAGGAACAAGTGGAGCTGAGAAAGTCCAACAAAAACCACATTTTTCTTGCTCGTTCCAAATATCAACTTGGTCTTTCCAAAATTTCACGATGTCCATATTAAGATAATTTAACTATTTCAAAGCTTGTTTGTAATGAATCATTCTCTCCCATTATCACAACTACTTTGTAATCCGTAATTAGTTTCTTAAATCGTTTTGATGTTTTTTTAGAATTATACTCATCGTAATTAATACCTAATCTGATAATTAATAAATCCATAGTTATTATTTTATAATTTAAAGCAAGGTCGGTTGCTTATTGCTTTCGTCAACCCCGTTCACGTTACAGGTCATTGATGCCTCTATCTGTATTGTGACTACCGCTTGACCTTACTTAATTTTAGCTAATTTCTTTTCTATTTCCAACATTATAACACCGTGATACTGCATGTCAAATACTTCATTGTAAGGTGTGTTTCTAATAACATTATGCTTTTCAAAATCTTTGCCCCCTAAATTAAACAAAGTATTCTTAATTCCGAATTGATCCAGTTTGTTTATTCCGGCTTGCAATAATTTAACATCGGGATCACTTCGAAGGTATTGAGACTCTAACTCTCTAATCGTTTTCATTTCGTCAATTATCCAAAGAATAAAAGACATCGCTTTGTTAACCTCAATATTCTGAACGTCTGCATAAAACGGGTGCAATCCTCTATCTTTTAGCAGCAAAAAAAACAATTGTTCAAAATCATTCTTTGTAAATAACTCCGGTAACTGTTCTTTTAATAAACCCCACTTTGTATAAATAAGGCTTTCAAAATCAAAATTAAGGATTTTAGACGACCTTTTGCCATTTTTTATAAGAAAGTTGAAATCTTCCTGATTAATAGTTTGTAATTGTTGGTTTAGCATAGTGTTTAATTTATAACCCCACCGCCACGACGTTTGATTTTAGGCTGTAACTCGAAATACATTCTCATACTAAAAGCATCTAATCTATCAGGTGAATGCCCTATCAATTCTTTTATTTTTGCTTTAGGCAATAATTGAATTTTATTATCTTTATCCAGCTCGTAAGATTGCAAACATTCGAACTCTGCAATTATATCTTCTTTAATCATTTCGCAATCAAAGTAAATCAATCCTTTGTTTACCATGTCTGCCAATTCATACCCGCATTCAGATTTAAGGTTTTTATAGTTCTTCCCTTTTATTGGTGAAGCTCCATTATTGAATGGTTTTGCTTCTGATAAATAACCACGCAAGAAAGAACCTAAACCATCAGCATCATAGACTATACTTGACTGCATTACTTTAAAAGTTTCTGCTTTGTCACGTAAAAGCTTCTCAACTTCTTTTGCGTCACATTTATCAATTTCTGTATAGTCTATAACTCTGAATCCTTCCCATACAATGATAACGAATTTATCAGAACCGTGAAGCGCAATATCAGCAGTAATGTATCTTTTTCCTTTTTCAACAAATGAATTAGTCCACATTGAATTAATGGCATCATAAGAACATAATTGATCGTCGCTTTCTTGTTCTTCAGCTAAATATAATTGTTTGAATATTTTTGATGGTAAATCTTTTTGAGCTTGTAATATTTCCGATTCATCTAAAATTCCTTCTCTTACCGCATCCCAAGCTGTTATTTTAAAATAAGCATACTCTTTGTCATTTTTGGATTTTTCTTTTAACTGATGCATCCAATTTGCCACGCCTCCAAAGTTACCAATCAATTTCATTTTTCCGCCTGTTGCTGTTAATGTAGAACGTAGTGCATAAAATGCGGTTACTCTTGCTCTAGGTGCTTCATCGAATACGCAGCTATAAACATCTTCTCCAAATAAGTTATCAGGTTTTTCAGCTGACTTAAAATGTATGTGTGTGCCTATTGGGGTTGTTATTATTAGATTGCTTTCGTTTATTTTATAAAGTCCTGTTTTAGAAACTTTGGCTTTCATTCTGTTGAATGCTATTTTAGCCTGTGCATAAACCGGAGCTACCCACCAATGATTATAATTTAACTTATTCCAGTCTGCGTGAGCTTGTTCGTAAATCCACCAAATATGAGAAAACGTCTTACCAACTTTGGTAGACGCTTCCGTTATTGTAAACCTGCTATCGTTATAAAGAAAATTCTTTTGATAGCTTGTTAAATTTGGTTTTTTTATTACGATGTTCATTAATCTTCAAAACTAATAATTACTTTAGTTTCTCCAGTAAGTTCTTGTTGTATTTTGTCTCCGTATTTTTTTGGATTCAATTTAGATACTAACCATTTTCTAGCATCATATCTTAAACGGCTTCTTTGCATCCATTCTCCATTAGGAATTTCGCCTTTATCAGTAGTTATAGTGTCGTGACTTGTTTCGTCTACAATGTCAAACATTTCATCTAGCAATGCTTCTGCTCTTAACTCAGTTACGCGCGCGTATTGTTTTACTTTATCTTCGTCATTATCGATCCATTCATAAAAAGTTTTTGAAGATAATGGGATCTGCAATAATGCAAAACGCAAAGATTTTCCATTCTCAATAGTATCGAAAATAGTACTCAATATCGTTTCTCTTTCTTCTAAACTATAAGCCATTACCTAATTTCAATTAATTCACAAACATTTGCATCAATAAGTTCTTTGCATCTTTTCAAAGAAACATTTAACTCATCACCTTTAAAAATACGTTTTTCTAATTGGATGTCATCGTATTTTAAAATACACTTCACTAAAGCAGTTTTTTCCATTGTTCAAATCCTGATTTATGTTCGTGGGTAAATTCTTTTTTTACTAACAGTTCCGGTGTGAAATCGGTTAAATCTTTTTTAATAATGTATCCGTTTGTTTCGTTTATCATTTCGCTAGCAGAAGAATAGTTTGTTGTCACTACCGTAGTGCCTAAAATTAACGCTTCCAATAACACAAATCCGAATGCTTCATAGTCTGACAACTGCAATAAAAAATCAGCGTTTTTAATATACGGAAACGGATTTTCTAACTTTCCGTGAAATACCCAATTATCAGGAGCTTGTTTTTTTATCGACTCTTCATACTTTTTATCATAACCTGATCCAACAATATGCCAAATATAATCAATATCTTTTAATTGTTCAGCTACCTTTAACATTCTTTCAAATCCTTTCTCTCTTGAAATTCTTGAAACAGTCACTAGTGTTAACCTTTTTTGTTCCGGAATATGTTCGTTTGCCAGGTTATGAATGTCTGAATTTATTTCATTGTAAATCAATATTGACTTTTGGTTTGTCAGTTGAGCGTCTAATTGTTCTTTACAAACTTGACCAACTGCAATGTAATTGTCAATTTTTTCTTTTGGTAATTTAACTTTCATATCAGTCAAACAACCGTGAAGCCATCGCAATTCTTTCTTAGCTCTGATTCTGTCTTTTTTGCAATATATTGAACAATACACAACGGTATCAACTTCTAATTCTTTGTAATTAAGATTTACTATTGAAGCGTACTGGCTTAGCTTTATCAACATTTCAATACTTGAATCTTTCGCCGAATAAGCTATTGTAATATCGTAATCATTATTAAGTCGTTCTATAAGATTTAGAACCGCAACTTCCACACCTCCAATCTCGTTAAAATGGTGGTAATAAAAACAAATACTTTTTTTCATATAAACAAATCTACAAAATTTTTTCATAACAAAAAAATCCGCCAAATATTGATGGCGGATTGGTGCCTTAATGTTTAATATTATTTTCTTCCAATAACTTATCTTGTATTTCAAGTAGTTCCTTTTTCTTTGCTAGTATCCCGTTTGCGTTGTCTAACTTACTGCTTAATTTTTGATTTGACTTGGTTGATATCTTAATTTCGTCTTGTAACTGAATGTTACGTGCTATCAAATCGCTATTCTCCAATTGCAAATCCTTGTTTCTATCAGATTGCAACGAGTACAAATGACAAGTAACAAGCCAACCAATAAAAAAAAGTGCTCCGATTACTAAAATGAATATTGTTTCGTATTTTGTCATAAGCTATGTATTGCATTGGTTACTTCTAATTGTTGTTTGTCTAATTCGTGCTGTCTTTGTTCGAGCTTTAGCAATGCTTTTGGCTTTATCATACTCACTATAACAGCGATTTCT